GGTAGGGCCACCTTGGATGTACCAACCAGCGTCCTCACCCAGGTCACCTTCGAAACCAACATGGAAGTCGGTAGCAGCACCAGTGTAGTCATCGCCAGTCCAACCAGCGTTGGTCTCGACGTTCACATAGGGACCTGCAAAAGCAGCACCGGCGGACATGGACAGAGCAGCAGTTGCTGCGAATACAGATTTGATCATTTTAGATACCTCTATTTTTCTCGTGAATAAAATCCACGGATGGAAAGGGACTCGACGTGTCCCTGTTTGTTTAAACAAACTCGCGAGTAGTTGAGGGTTGTTTGTTTCATTCTGTGAAGAAATGTCCCCACGAATGTTTATTTATAATAAGAAATTATTCTAATCTTGTTTAGTTTCTGGTTGTGTATGTGTGGAAGTGGTGACACGACCCAGATAAGGATCATAATCCATAATGTCACTTGCAGACATCTGTGCTCCTTTCTGAGACCAGAAGTTTAACTGAGCTTCATAATTACCCTTGTGGAAAGCATCCACATGGTCAGGGTGAATAGAAGATCCCAGTTCAGTTCGATAAAGAAGAAGAGGAAGAGCATAGGTGTTACCTGAATTGTAGATAAGATCGTCAGCAACTGGTCTTGGTTTAACTCCATTGTCAAGTTTGTATTTGTCTCCCCTACAGTGGAGTCTAATTAGTTTCTCAGCATGGTGTCTTGTAATTAAATAACAAGCTGTGGAGAATTCATTCACAAATCTCTTGTGAACCTTGATGTGAATGTCTCCTGTACAAATGATTGCAATCTGACACACATCCCAGTCATAAGGAATCTTAGAATAAAAATCTCTCCATTCAAAATTCCAAAACCTTACAAGGTCTAAACTAACATCATCTTCCATGATGACTGCATAGGGTTCACCAGTCTCATAGAATTGTTTAATTGCTTTAAGGTGAGAGGTGGTACATCCAATCTCACCAGATGTCATCATGTCGGGATAACGACCCTTCAGAATATCACTCAGGTCATCTTCACGACCATCATAGGCAGACACTCGGGTGTAGTTATCAATCTCCCAATACTTGAATTGATCCTCCATGTATTGTCTACGTTCTGGTTGTCCATCCAGATTCAAATAATAAATGGGCCCAATCCCTTTGAGTTTATAAACTGATTTGTTTCTATCCATTCATCCAATCCTCAATGTTCACTCCTTTGTCATCAATAAAGATGTCAGCATCAGGTTTACTGAACATCGGCATTAACCAGTCATATTTTACTCCCCAATCATCTAATTGTGCAACTGTGATTTCATTCCAGTCAATTCCACTTTTAGATCCTCTAGCAGTTTGGAAAATAATATAGTGACCTTCATCATGAAGTTGATTGATTCTATCTATAACATCTTGTTTAGGTGTGGATAAGTGATATTTTCCATTTGGTGTATCACAAATGGTTCCATCAATATCAAAACAATATCTCATCAGTCACCCCTCTTGATTCTGTGACTGTCTTCGTCACGATGCTCAGTAGAGAACTCAAGAATCTCTGTATCCCTAAGAGCATACATCTGATGTCTCATTCCACGAGGAACATGAAACTTGTCTCCCTCACATAAGAGAATCTTGTCTGCGATTTCATCATTATCATTTTTAGAATAGATGACTTCAACTACACCACGTTGGACATAGAAAACCTCATCTTTGTTTTGATGATAATGCCAGGAACATCTCTTCCCCTGTGCAATGAAAAGAATCTTTCCACAATACTCAGGACAATTAGCAATCCACTTTTCATATCCCCATCCTTTGGAGACAAACTTAATTGGATCACTTGCCTTGTATTCGATTGATGATTCCTGAGGAGGAGTATCCTCCGATTCGGTTGAAAAACCTAACTTCCTTTGCATAATGTCTACCCACTCCATCATGGTTCCTCCAATCTCCTCCATCTATAAGAATGTCTGGTTTGTACATTTCAATGAGTTGTTCCAACTCTTCCCTGGTGTCAAAACCCAATACCATGTCCACGTATCGAATTGATTCCAGAAGTATCTTACGATCATTGAAATTATTTATTGGTCTTGTTGGACCTTTATCAACTGAGATCTTTCGATCAGAGTCGAGTCCAACAATAAGTTGTCCTCCTTTGGAGAGAGACTTTGCAACTCTAAGAAGTTCAATGTGACCAGGATGGAGTAGATCAAAACAACCATTAACCCAAACTATTTTTGACATAAGATTCAACACTCATAAACTCATGATTCCATTCTGTATTTGCACAGGTGTGAAATTGATACTTACCTTCAAGATGTTTTGGAAAAGGAATAGTTTCAATTGGAACATTATAACATTCTGAAATGATTTTACCCACTTTCAAAAAACTAATAGGGTTTGATGTTCCAAGATCATAAACACCTGAGGGCTTATCATTATTCATCATAACATCAATCACATCATCAACACAAACAAAATCACGCAATGAATGATTTGATCCTTCAAACAATGTGATCTTTCCTTGTGTTTTTGCTTGATGGATGAACTTGGTCACAGGTGATGATTGATTTCTCTTCAGTTTATCTTCCTCTCCATCCCCATAAACATTAAAGAATCTAAATCCTTGAATGTGTGAAAATTCTTGAAGATGATCTTCAACCCAGATATCCACAGTGAGTTTAGAGATTGCATAAAAGTTAATGGGACCATTACCATTACCATAAACAGAAGCTGATGAAGCATACTTCACAGGAATTCCTTTTGCAATTGCAATCTGAAATAATGAAAGTGTGAATGTCACATTATATTGATTCACTATGATTGGATTGTCAGCTGTGGTGTCTGAGATTGCACCCAAGTGATAGATGGTTTCAACCTCATCCCAATCATCAAAGTGTGAAAGAAACATCCAACAGTCATTGAAATCAACCTCAATGACCTCATAAACCTTCTCTAATGCACTCTTGAGTTTCTTTCCAATAAAACCCTTAGAACCAGTTACAATAACCTTCATACTGTTGTCATTCCTTGTTTGCGTACTACAAGACTTGCACACCTATTTGCAAATTGAATTGCCTCTTCAATAGAATGATTTGTTGTGTAATCATAAACTAATGCTGCAAGGAAGGTGTCACCTGCACCACTCACATCCATAACATCAACCTTCTCAACTGGATAGTTGACACCTTGATAAAGACATCCATCTCCACCCATTGTTTGAATTACTTTCTCTTGTAGTGATGATTTAATGAACTTTTCTGATCTATCATGTTCATAATTATTGATCTTGATGAACTTAGCGTCTTGGGCCCAAGGTCCAAGAACTTTCTTTGTGTCAAGAAAAACTTGTGGGTGAACCACACAAATATCTTCAATGTCTGTTGTTTTTAGAAATCCTTTATCATAATCAGAGATGATGATAGTGTCATAAGAAAGAATCAAATTGACATCAAATTGAAAAGATTCAGTGACATTGCCTTTATCAATTCTCACAAACATGTGGTTGCTGTTCTTATCAACAATCCTTTCTTTGATAAAGTTTTCCCAACTATTATTGGTAATAATATCCACATTTGCACCAAAAGACTCCAGGTTTTTGTAGACATTCATTGCCATACCTGGAGTGTAAGTTTTATCAATAATCTCTACCACTGGTACAGGTTTATCTGGTGCAAGTCTATTTGATTTCACATAAGTGTAAACATCATTACAACTATCTCCAATTATTAGTATCTTCAAGGGTTCCATACAATGTTAGTGATGTCAGGTCTGTCAGTCTTGTTGGGAAAGTCTAACCCATCAATAGGAAAATGTGAAGTAGAAATTTCAGGTTCTTTGACCAACTTCTTATTCACAAGACTGAGTTCAATCAATGGAGGAATTGTTTCTCCATTGAAATCATTACAAGGAATAGAGTTGTTACAATGAACATGAAAAATGTAGTAGTGATCCTGGAGTCTCTTCAGAACTTTCTTATACTTTTTCAAGAGTTTCTGATTAACTCCATAGTAAACACATTCATGAAACCCAGTGAAGTATGGACTATGACTGTCTTTATATTTCACTGGAATGACATGAAACTCACAAAGAATTTGATCAAAGTCTGACAAAACATAGTCTGGCATCTTATCAAAGACATCCCATTCACACCACTCTACATCCATCTTGAGGGTCTTGTGTTCAGGATTACCATAGATTCTTAGATGATTCCTAAGTGTGTCACAAGTTTCTGTTTTCTTAGGACCAATCCCTTCTCTGTGAAAGACACAGTTTTCAGATTGATTAGGAAGATCTCTGACAGTGTGATCAAAAAGATGACCATAGGTTCCATACTTCTCACAAAAGTTTTCCTCAAATGAGATGTTATTCTCTACACCATAAGAATAGATTACTTCTGTGTTTTTAGAAATCTCATCAAGGACAACATAACCTCCATCCTTTTCATCACCAATTCTAACTTTGGTGAATTCAGTGTCATAGACTTTAATTGATTTAATGAAGTTCATTAGAAGAAAGGTAGACCATCTTTATGTAAGTAAATCATTGAAGGAACTTTCATAATGTATGAATCCAACATTGCTTTAGATGCAGACTGTTGATCTGTTGGAAAGAAACTTTTCACATTCTTGAAAACAGTTGCAAGTCTTTCAGGATTTAGTGGTCTGTGAGTAGGACCATGAGAAGGATAGTCTGAATATCCAATCAACATAACTGGAAGATTTTGTTCATCAATGTCAATCTTCACCTGCTCATAAGGTCTCTCAATCACAAAAGGTGTGATGGAATAAACAATAGGTCTAAAACCTTCAATGGCAAGACCTGCTGCCATACTTGTGATTGCTTGTTCTGTCAGTCCAAGATTGAAGAATCTGTTAGGATACTTCTCCTTGAATGGTTCCATCTCTTGTTCAACATCACCAGTCAGAAGGACAATCTTATCATCCTTATCTGCCAGTTTCATTAGTGTTTCACCAAATGCTCTTCTCATGTTAACTCCTCTCTTGCTTGTTTCAAATAATCACCACCCAACCAGTTAGAATGCCACTTAGGAACATTCTCCATGAATGAAACTCCTTTACCTTTCACAGTAGAAGCAACAAAGAGTTTAGGTCTTTCACTTGAATCTCTCATCTCAGTGACAAGATCATCATTGTGACCATTGATAATTCTCACATCCCACTGTGCTGCATTTGCTGCATTGACAAGTGGATCAATCACAGGCATGATGTCTTGAACATAACCTGATCCTTGAATGTTGTTTGCATCAACAATGACAACAAGATTATCCAACTTGAGATGACCAGCAATCAAAAGGGACTCCCATGTGGTTCCCTCTTGTGCTTCTCCATCACCAATCAATACGAATACTTTGCTCCTATCTCCTCTAAGTTTTCTGGCGAGAGCTTGACCAATTGCAGTAGGGAGTCCATGACCCATGCTACCAGCAGTGCACCATACACCATTTTCAGGTTCATAATGAGGGTGTCCTTCAAGAGTTGGATTATAACCAAGTTCCCTAAGAAGTACATAGTAAACCCAGCATCCGTGACCTTTGCTGAGAATGAACCTGTCATCTTCACCCATAATCTCATCAAAGAGTTGGATAAGGATTTCAGCACAACTAAAACTTCCCCCATAATGATAACCACCATTTGCTAAACTCAGGTCAATAGCATCTCGCCTGACCTGTTTTGATCTTTCAGATAACATTTCAGTCATTAATCTTCACCATAATTCTACCTGCATTTCCACTTTTCAACAAATCAAAAGCATCATTCACATCTTTGAGTTCAAAGGTGTGCGTGTGTAATTTATCTACGTTTAACACTCCCCTTTCAGCAAGCTTGATGTAGCGAGGAATGTCAGACTGAGGAATGGTTCTTCCTCCTTGAGTTGCTTTGATTGTTCGTCCCTGTCCATCGAAAAACGAGAGGCCTTCAAACTCCAAAGATAAATTGGGTTTGGGTTGTCCCACGAGAACAAGAGTCCCTCCAGGTGCCAGTTTATTGAATGCTTCACTTATAACTTCAGGTATTCCAGTTGTATCAACAATCACATCACAAGATTCATGAATGTATTGACACTCATAAATGAAATCATTTGCTCCCATCTCCATTGCAAGATCAAACATACTTTGATTGATATCAACAGCATGAATGGTTCCAACAGATCTCATCCTTGCTGCCTGGATAAGGTTGAGACCTACTCCACCACAACCAATGACTGCAAGTGTTTGACCAAACTTTAAGTCACACTCATTGTCAATAATACCCAGAGCAGTGGTGAGAGAACACCCAAGCATAGCAGCAAGAACAGGGGAAGTTTGATGAGGTATTGCGGTAACCCTGTTTTCAGAAACGATTGAATATTCAGATAATGTAGTGACTTTTCCACTAGAGATTTCCTTTCCATCAAGAACATAGTTGGGGAATTGGGATTCGATTCCTGACCCTGGCCTCCAATGCATTACAACCTTATCACCTGGTTTGACAGTTGTCACACCCAATCCCACTTCCTCTACAATACCACATCCTTCATGCCCCATCAAATGAGGAAGAAACTTTTCGTTACCTTTGTGTCCTCTGATCTCATGAAGTTGTGCACCACACAACCCACTTACTAAAACTTTAACTAAAACTTGACCAAACTTAAGTTCAGTAAGTCCAACCTCTCTCAATCCTAGTGGTTCATTAATTTTTTCAAGGACGGCTGCAAGCATTTCTTTTCCTCAATACAAGTTCATTAGTGTAGAAAGTACCACGTTTTGTTAGGTCAATAACTTTCTTAGCAACCTCATCTACGTCCATCATTGAATTGTAATTATCTCTACTCTGCGTCATCCTTGTTTGAATTCCACCAGGATGAACATCAATGATATCTACACCAGTTCCAATGGCCTCCATCTGAAGTGCCTTAGAGAAACCTTTCAATGCATATTTAGATGCAGCGTAGACAGTTTCATTTTTAGATGGTTGTTGAAATGCAAGAGAGTTGATGTTGATAATCAATCCACTCTTCATTTTCCTAAACCTACTGTAAACCCTCTTCAAGATTTGAATCTGAGCAGTTACGTTTGTATTGATTACATTTGCAATCTCATCATCAGAACATTTCTCAATCTCCTTACCCAGATAGATTCCTGCATTATTGATGAACACATCAATGTTATGAATCTGAAGATAAGAATTCAGATAATCTGCAAATCCTACATCAGTGATGTCTCCAACAACATAGTTCTTACTTTTGACATCACTTGTCCTGTAGTGTGGAAGAACATGGTATCCTTTCTCTCTTGCATAGTTCAACATGGCCTTACCAAGACCTGAACCACAACCAGTGATACAAATTCTTTTTCTAGACATTACCAATTCACTCCTGGATAACTAATACCACAACCATAGAAGCCATCACAATTGGATCTAAACCGATCAAAGATACGTTCCAACTCAGGTTTCTCTATGGTCTCCTGTGGAATAACCTCTTCGTTAATCTCTTTTGTGATCTCTTCCAACTCTGCTGGGGTGGTTGCCAACACAGTATACAATAAAAGGTCAATCATTCGGTTACCAGGTAGTCAACATAGTCAAAGTAAAAGATCCCCTGCTTCTGGGTCCTATCACTATAATACACCGAAGGAGGGGTGATACAGTAAATTTTTAACAATTCGTTACTTCTTTGGATGGCAGCACCAAGAGCCATAGCACCACTGTAAAAACAACAGATACCATAAGAAGAATTAATGAGATGACAATAGTGAAAGATGTTATCTAAAACAACTTCTTCATCTACCTTTGGATGATGTTGATTGGAGTTTACACCTTTGAATCTAACCCCAACAAATTTCTTATCAGGATAGGATTTTCTCAATGCATAATAAATCTTATCTACTTCATTCAAATCATAACCATAACCAGTGTTGTTATGATTAATAGTCACTGATGAAAGATCCACAAGAATAGTATTCTTGTAATTTGGTAATTTCATCATGGGATAATAGATCTTTGGTCTAATGTTTGATGGTACTAAACCATGAACTATTTCCCAATCTTGAATCCAATTACCACATGTTTGATTGATTCTATATTCTGGAAGGTCTCCTGCATTCCTACCACCACTCTTCTTTCCTTTGATGTATGGATTACATCCCCAGACTAAATCATAAATTTCCTGATTACGGAATGGTGCATCTTCAAAAATGTAAGTCTCTCTTCCTTGTTGTTTGTAAAACTCTTCTGGGAGTGTAGAAAACTGAAGTTGATCTCCAAGACCTCCATGCCATGCACCCAGGATTACATCAGATCCTTTTCTCATAACTGCCAAATGATTTGATAGCCATCGTGAATTGGTTCAATTCCAATTGAACTAAAGAAGTCTTTAATAAACCCTGCCTTACCGCCTTGAGCAATCTTTGTGAACCATTCAAACTCAGGTGTGTTTGCATTGTCATCAACCAAAACAATAGTTCCCTTTTTAAGATTCTTCATCACAGCACAGAGTTCCTTGAGATGATGTTTCTGTGAAGGGATTGGATCATCTGGTTTAAAATCAAATGAGTCAAGATAAAGAAGGTCAATCTTCTTCTTTGCTGGAATGTTCCAAAGAAAATCTACTGAGTCACTACAATAAACTTCTGTTCTATCAGAGACCATCTTCTGAGCATGTTTCACATTATCTGAATTGATGTCAACAGAAACGACTTCACCATCATAGAAGTTAATAAAATCATCAAGAATGTAAGTACTTGAACCATCATCACCAAATGCAAGTTGACCATGATCTGATCTCATACATCCTGTTTCAACAATGAAAAAGTCTTTTGTTTTCTTCTTATCAAGAAGTTCAAAAACAATCTTCAATGATGATGCTCTATCTCTCACAGGATTTCTTCCTGCAGGTGTAAGGAGTTTGTCATGAAACTCCTTCATGAATCTCTCTGAATAACTCATGGTAATTTACGATCCTCCACTACTCTAAATTTAGAGATCTCCTCTGAGTTCCTTTCATAGAAGATCTTAGTATTCTTATGATTTGCTTTCAACAACCATGGTGCTGGTTGTCCTGTTTCTTTTCTGGTTCCACCCCACTCTGGTTCTGAATCAAAATCAATCCAATAACAACCACAAACCTTTCCAAGTTTCTTATGCATTCTAAACATCAAGTCATGGTCATCCATGTCTTGTGGTTCAAATGTTTCATCAAAATAATCCATCTCTCTCAGATCCTCAAGGTTGATCATCAATGGACCCCGATTGACAGTAGACCTTACTGCAAAGACATCACGAGGTGTGTTGTTTTGATTTGCACCATCACAGGATTCAAGAATATCACACCAACAATTATCTAGATCCTCTGTCTCTAGATGAGTTGCAGATCCTTTCTTATAGTTGTGTGCAGTTCTTGCAGTTACAGCAAAAACATCATTAAATTCCTCAAAGGGTTTCCTCATTCTATGATTCCAACCCTTTTCTTTGATGATCATATCATCTTGAATGATGATTACATAGTCACCAACTGCTTCTCTGAGTCCAATGTTATTTGCTTTGGTCTCAAAAACATTAGGTGCATTTTTATAAATGACTCTTTCCTCAAGAGAAGAACTCAGAATATAATCTTTTGTAATTTGTTCAGATGAATCTGTACATCCATCAAATACAATGATGAGTTCATATTCTCCTGTTGTGTTATCTTCAATTCCTTTGAGAACATCTTTGATGATTCCTTCTTGATTGTGAACTGTGAGAATAATACTGTCCACAATGTGAGGTTTCATATAATCAACTTCATCCTTTAGTTGAATCATGAAGGAGTCAATAGGTCTATAAGGTTGAACTTGTTTATTAGCATACCTCTCCCACCAGTAATCTGCATTACCTTCAATCAGACTTCTAAGTTCTTGTCCAACAACTGATAAACCATCCCTTACAGCAAGGTTTGTAAGAATACTTTGATCTCTTCTAACATCCTTGAATCCATCAAGTTGTGGTTTACCAGAGAAGTCAGTGAGTTTTCCATTCACTCTTTCATCAAACAACCACTTCTGCCATTCTTTGAGAATCTCCTTGGCTTCATCACAGACTCTCCAAAATGAGAACCCTGCCTCTAGTTGATTGACATTCCAATAATCTTCTTCATCACAATCCATGAAGACAAAACAATCTCTCTTAGTGTATTGTCCATTGATTGAGTTTCCCATTGCAAGAAGACAAGGGTCATCTCCCATTGTTTGATCTACAAACTTAAAGATGTCTGGGTGAAACACATCCAAGGTGTCAAGATAAAAAATCTTATCACCCTCCTCCAGTTGATCCATTGCATCCAGAATGAACTGGGGTTTCCATACAAAGGCACCAAACTTATTGTCCTTACCTGCCAATGGACTGTTCAGAAAGAAGTCCTCATGGTCCTTATAGAACTGTGACTTGAAGAGATCATCATCTCCAAACTTAAAGTGTCTGACCCCAAGAGGTTTCGCAATCTTATCAAGAAATCTTTGACCTCTCTTGAACTTTTGTCCAGAGAATGCAGCAGTTACAATGTTCCAAGTCATAGTTTAAAATCTAAAAGGTTCATCAGAGAATGATTCAAATTGAAGAAAAGTTTTATCAGAGTAAGGAGAAGAGTTTCCACATAAACCAATCACATCTCCCTCAATCGCATGAGAACGTGGTGCAAACACACCAAGATTGGAGTATCGTGTTACTCTTCCTTCCTGTTCCAAGAGTACAACCCATCCCAGTTTATCACTCCAATAATAAGTAACACCCCCTTGGTGAACTGCTTTGACTGGTTCACCATACTCACATGCAATATGATATGCATCATGAGTAATTGTAGGTCTAATAGTTATAGGACCAGATGTAGGAATATCAAAAGTAATCATAATTAAAAATGAATATTATGAGTAAGGTATAATCTTCCAGTGTTTTGGATAAAGATCCTTGAGAGATTTATGTGAATTATTTGGACCAAACCAAACATTTGGTGCAATCACTTTACCTCTGTTTCCTAACCAAGCACCCCACCATGAATAAGTTGAGTTGGCAATAATAAAATCTGAACACTGAGACATCAAATAGAGGTCATGATAAGGTCCATTACCCTCAGAGACAATAAACCTATCACCATCAAAGAGAGGTTGCTTCAAGCACCACTCAGGGTCATCTGAGAAGATAACAACCTGACGATCATCATCAAACTCCTTTAATGCTTGTTCATAATATTCATTGCTAAGGTTGTGATGATTACCACCATTGATGAGATAATCACCTCTACGAATGTGAAGAGCAATAGGATTGTCAAACATCTCCAAGATCTCATTACAATCCCCAATGATGTTGGGTTTGAAAGTAAACTCTTTTCTTATTCTGTCACTGATGTGTGAAAAGTATCTTTCAGTCTGAAAGAATCCAACAAGACAGGTGTCACGGTTTGGATCAATCTGAAAGATACCTTCGTCAAAAGTGAAATCTTTCTCTTGATAATTACGATCAGTAACAATAAATCCAACTTTTTCTGGTTGAATATCAAATACATCAAAAAGTTCTATCCTGAGTTTGTTACCCAGGTTATCAACCATAACATCAGTATGTTGAGGAACACAAAAAGTTGTTCCAGTTTTATCTGCAACACCAACAACTGTTGCATACTGAAACATTTGATTACCAAGTTGTCCTAGTTTTCCTAGGTAATTAAAACCAATCATTTGTATTTCTTGAGATACTTTTGTTCTTTATAATATTGAATCAGTTCTTCTTTATTGAGAAGTTGAAGTTGATTCCAGAGATTGAAGTTCTCTTGCATGTGTGGATTTGTCAACCAAGAATTGGGTGTTCTTACATGTTCAAGATGATAAACTGTGTCATCAATTCTACCTACATTATAACCCATCAGACAGAATCTATGAATTCTTTCCTTATCTTCAGGTGAATATGAGATAAAGTTTTCATTCTCCATTCCTGCTTCCACATATACACTCTTTCTAATAAATTGAACATGACCACTCTCTGCATTATCAGGATCAAACTTTTTCTCAAGAACTGAGAAGTCACAATCATTAGAAAGAAACTCTGACACTGTTTCATCAGTAGTATAAATTTTCTTCTGCCACAATCCTTTACCATAAGGATAAACAACATCATGTTCTCCACTCATTATAAGTCTTTGTGACTCTGTGTAAGAGGAAAGGGGAAGAAGAACATCTGCATCATAGTTTGAGATGATTTCAGTGTCTGCCTGGTAAATCATCTCATTGAGATACCTCATTCTGTAGAACATAGGATCATCAGGATCCTGTTGTTCAAAAATGTGTTTGAATCCACTCAGATCACCATCCAAATACTCAGTGATTTGAGGAAGACAATACTGTTTGAAAACTGAATGATTGTCAACTTCTTTCAGAATGATATTAGTATCAAAGTTGGAAAGAAGATAACAAAGAACAGTAATAACATTCCTCATCCTGTCTTCAGATTCAATCCTGACAGGAATAATAAAAGTAACGTCTTTTAGATTCTGTTTCATATCAATTAGGAATCACAGTCCAATCTTCTGGATAAAGATCACAACAGTTATTTACCGCCTCAAGAACAGGGCCATAGAAGTGTTCAGGAACAATCACAGGATTAGTTCTACCTTTTTGCAACCAAGCACCCCACCATCCCAGTGTAGAGGAGGAAAGAATTGCACCATTACATAGAGACATCAAACAGAGATCAGTGTATGGAACTTTTGATTTGCGTTGTTTTCCGTCACCTTCCATACAAAAGTGTTCATACTCAGGAACATCTGTGTTGATTAGGAATCGATCATCCTCAAAGAACTCTTGTTGTGAACACCAAACTGGGTCATCAGAACAAACCAAAACATAAGCATCATCATCAAAATGTTCCAGTGCTCTCTTATAGTAATCGAAAGACATCATTCGATAATAATCTTCACGACCCACATTATCACCACGACGAACATGTAGATAGAGAATGTTTTCAAAGTTGGAGACAAAATCATTACAAGGTTCAAGAATCTCATCCTTGAATTCTAAATCTTCTCTGATCTCATTCTCAATGTGTTTGAAATACTTTTCTGTCTGTAGGTAACCATCCAGGTTACAGTTATCTTCAAAGTTATTGAACAACTCCTCATCAAAGTTATAACAAGATTCAGTTACATTCTTTGTTTGTGGATTCAGTTGTTTCAAATTTCCATAACTGAACATTGCATTAGGAGTAACATTGTTGTTGATAAACCCAATGTTCTTTTCCTTTAGATGCTTCATCTTGAAAGGATGATGCATTCCATAGTTTGCATAGGTGTCATGATTATCTGGAGGGATACACCAGTCATAACCATGATGTGCAGCAATACCTCTTAGTGCTGCAAATTGAAACAGTTGGTTTCCAAAACGACCATTTGTTCCGAGACGATCATATCCAATCATAAGTTTATAATGAAAAGGCCTTCGTTGATGTTGTCCTTGTTGTCTACAAATCTTACTCTATCACCATATGTATTGTCCAGATATTCTGAAACTTGAGGTGTTACTCTTCTATCATTCTGAATGTAAATCTTATAACCCCTATCCAAAAGATCAAGAGCGAGTCTGTACTGTTGACTCTCTGTAAGAATGTCAGTTCCTTTCTTATAGGTAATGTATTCAAAATAGAAAGGTTTCTTATCTTTATTCAATGTGTCCCAATAGTCACAAATAATCTTTGCATGTTCATTATTGAATCCATCTGTGACATAACCAAGATTGTATTTCAATCCCACAGATTCTGCAAAGTGAGCAAATGCTCTATTGTCTCTAGGAAGACAAGGACCACCATAACCCAAACCATGATTTAGATACTTATGACCCACTCGTGTGTCTGATCCAACAGCACTGAGGACAGATCTAATTTCATCACCACAACCAGCCTTGATCAGAACATCACCCAACATGTTGGCATAACTAATCTTTGTTGTGAGGAAACAATTCACAGCAATCTTAGTAATCTCTGCTGACTTGGTGGACATTGAACAGACAATTGTCCTTGTGGTTTGAATCTTCTCATAAAGATTTCTAATTTCAACAAAGACTTTATCATCACTATCGTCCATTCCAAGGAGAACCATGTCAGCACCCTTCAGGTCACTCACAATGGAACCCTGTGCAATAAACTCAGGGTTATAAAGAACCTTTACATTGTTAGGAAGTTGTGATGAGAAGTTTTCACAGTCACCAGGATTAGTTGTACAACCAACCACAAAGTATTTCTTTTTCTTTACACCTTCAAAGTCCTGAAGAACTCTCCACACAGAAGAGACATCATAAGAACCATCCTCCAATGATGGAGTAGCAACAAGTGTGTAGATCAGGTCACACTCATCAATCACTTCTTTATTATCAGTGGTTGCTCTAAAGTTCTTTGCAACTCTAAGAAGATCTTCAACCTCTGGTTCATTTGTTGTGATCTTTCTATCATTCAGATCATTGACATAGTCTTCTCTAATGTCTGAAACAAGAACATCATAACCTGCTTGTTCACAGAGAAGGGCAAAACAGATTCCTAACCTGCCTGCCCCAATAACACCAATTTTCATAACTTGAATGTAGGTATAGGTTGCATCTTATGTTTGTTTGCTTGATGGAAATTATGAAGAATCCTCACAGCAGAACCAGTTCCTGTTTCCATTGCTTCTTCAAGTGCTTCATAAGTAGCACCTATTTGATCTTCATCCGTTCTTCCATCATCCCAGAGACCATCAGTTGGATTTGCTTCAACAATTCTTGAGTCAACTCCCAAGAACTTTCCAAGTTCCCATACTTCTGTCTTATAGAGATCTGCGATTGGAGCAACATCAACTCCACCGTCACCATATTTAGTATAGAACCCTACACCATAATCTTCAACCTTATTCCCAGTTCCAACCACCAAACCATTAGTGACTCCAGCAATTTGATAAAGAGTCACCATTCTCAGACGTGATCGAGTGTTGGCAAGGGCATGAGAGTTGACACCCCACTCTGAAAGATTGGCACGGAACATTTCAAAGGTTGGTGACAAATCAAACTTGAGTTTGGTGACATTTGGATAAGTAGTTGACAACCAATCAAGGTGATCATCAGAAAGATTCTCTTGATCAGGGTTTTGGAGGATTGGCATCCCTACAACATAAACTGGAAGTTTAGTTTCAGCAGCAAGAGTAGAAACAACTGCTGAATCAATTCCACCAGACACACCAACTACAAGAGAAGTGAGAGGACTCTTCTCAACATATTGAATCAACCAAGTGACAATCCTGTCCTTGAGTTCTTGATAATCACTGATTCTGTTCATTGATTTGTGCCTCAATCCATTCATAAGTTTTACGAATACCCTCTTCAAGGGTTTGTTGATAATCCCATCCAAGTTTCTCACGAATGAGATCATTGTTGGAATTGCGACCACGAACACCAAGAGGTGCATCAAGTTTGTGACGCTTCTGAATTACCTTACCAGAAACTTTAGCAACAGTAGCGACCAGTTCATTGATTGTAACCATTTCCTCTGAACCAATGTTCACAGGACCCATAAAGTCACTGTCCATCAGTCTACGAGTTGCTTCAATACACTCATCAATGTAAAGGAAAGAACGAGTCTGATTACCATCACCCCAGACCTCAATGGCACCACCAGTCTGAGGAACAGTGGCTACCTTTCTACAGATGGCTGCTGGTGCTTTCTCTCGTCCACCATCCCAGGTTCCTTCTGGTCCGAAGATGTTATGGTATCGAGCCACTCTAACAGGAATGCCATAGTTACGATGATAAGCAAAGTAAAGACGTTCGGAGAATAGTTTCTCCCATCCATATTCAGAGTCTGGGTCTGCTGGGTATGCTGATTCTTCACGACAGTCAGGATTATCAGGGTCAAGTTGATTGTGTTCTGGATACATACATGCCGATCCAGAATAGAAAATCTTTGTTTTATTTTGTCCTGTGTTTTCGTTCCACTTCATTTGTTCATCAAGAACATTCAAGTTGATGGTCACAGAGTTGTGCATAATGTCTGCATCATTCTCACCAGTGAAGACAAATCCTGCTCCACCCATGTCAGCAGCAAACTGATAGATCTCATCAAAAGGTTCTAGAAACTTATCTACAATCTGATTGTAGAAGTTATTATATGGTCCTGCATATCGAATACAACGACGAACAAAACTCACATCCCGAAGATCACCACAGATAAATTCATTTGCTTCACTTAGAGAAAACTCTGGATACTTAAGGTCTACACCACGAACCCAGTAACCTTCTGAACGAAGTCGTTTTACCATGTGACTTCCAATAAACCCACCAGCACCCAGTACCAGTGCTGTTTTCTTATATTCAGACATTCAATTTTAGTAATTACCTGGTATTTATTATAAGGTTAATGGGTGTTAATGTCAACCAACATAAAAAAAGAGACCCTTAAAGGTCTCTACGCAGGTCTCCATGCACGCCACTTAGTTTTGAACCTGAACTAAGAAACAGGACGGGAGTGTTACCTCCATCCGCACCACCAGTTTTTAGGAAACTGGAAACCAGAGGTCAACGGCTCCACCACCCTGTTTTTACAGAACAGGGAAACTGCGGGCCCAAAGGGGGGCTCCCGACCAGTGCTGTTAGAGTCCATCCGTGACTTATAATCAAAGAGTTCCTTTAGAAAGTTTATCAATGTTGTTCTTAGGATTAGCCTTGAGAACACTGATCAATGTGTTGAGTTTAGTTTCAACATCACCAGAGACTGGTGCACCAGCAGGTGCCGTGGCACAATCTTTCTTATGGGATTCAAAAGCTGTCTTAAGGTCAACAACGGCACCCTCAAGTGCCTGGAGTCTCTTCTCAACTTCTTGATCGTACTGGGACATGTAAGCTCCAGTTTCGGATGTTACTTTTCTAGTAGCCATAGTTCTTATGTTGTCTTAATTTATTTAGAAACATCATCTCTAACATAACACGGAACACGATCTGGATCAAGCCATTTTGCATATTCAATATCCTCCATTGCTAGAGAACATTGCATTACATTATCAAAGAGATAAATGTCATTCCATCGTTTAGTATAACTATTTTGTTTTTGTAAACGATAGTCTGGTTTACCATTAATCTCTAGGATACCAGCTTCAATAAACCGATATCCTTCACGTTCCAGAAGAGTTTTCATCAACCAACCTCAACGGTTTCAAGATCTTCTGCAAGACAATCAATCAGAATGTCATAGTCATCCAGAGGATCACCAGAGAATTGAACTCCATCATTTTCATAGAACTTGCGCACTTTACGATAAAGTTTTGGATTCTTCACATCCAGAAAGAACACACCCTCCACAGCTGAGCGAAGAGTGGAAAGATCTTTTTTGAACTTGGAAGTAACAGTCATTTTCCTTTGTTGTTTACTCTCTTATTATAAGGGAATGAACCCAGAGGATTCAACCCTGTGGACAGTTTAGAGACTGTCCAATGAGGGTGGTGAGGATCGAACTCACCCACGATTCACCAGAAACCCCCTAACCTCAGGAGGCCTCGTTAGTCGTGTAATATTGATGCACATAGTCCTGATCAGGAGGGACCATTACTGCCTTGTTTTTTCCATTATCAACTCCTATCGTTTCTCCTTCTTCTACTCTCTTTATCAATTCATCCCAGTGATCCTGCCAGTATGAAACAGAATAAAAAATCATTGGATTTAATCAGTTGATTTATTTAGTTTGAGGTAAGACCTCAATCGGAATGACAGGATTCGAACCTGCGACCTCAAAGTCCCAAACTTTGCCGTCTACCACTGACTTACATTCCGAGAGTTAGTTCACCGCCATGAACTGCTGCGTGGCAGCAAGCACATAATAACACACATCCTTTCATTTCTTTAAGTATGCGTTCTTCACTCCAACCTCTTATAGAAGCATATGTTTTATCTTTGGTTGAAGGGTCGAGGTGATGCATCTGTAAAGCAGATTGATACTTATCAAATCCACAAGAAGAACATTTTCCACCCATCTGTTCTACAATAAACTTACGTTTTTTCTTTCCCAATTTAAGAGTGTATTTGTTATGGCATTCACCACATACACTCTTTTTGTGACCGTAGAACTTAGATGGATCAGTTTCACCACAGTGACTACACTTATGTATTTTCATATTGGTAAAACAACTTTATCTACCATTATTTAGTTAAGAAGGCGGAAGGTGGCGGAGTCGAACCCCCAAGGACTTTAACATCTCGACGCTTTTCAAGAGCGCTGCCGTCACCTATCGGCTTGACCTTCCTTGTTTTATCGGACTTCAAAGTCCAGTCTTCTGACCTTTCTTTGTCTCCTTTGTTCTTGTTCCATCAAGTCATGATCTGATAGAACATGATCTGATGATTTACTATGTGATTTTACCATAATAACCTTAGACAAGTCAACTGCTGTGACTTTATCTTGTGTGACTGTCATCATGTTAGGACAACCACAACTGTGAGGGTGGTGATCGCTCTTGATCTCCTTGTTGCATTCTTTGCATCTGACAATAATCATTGTTCATAAGGTAAGTGTAACATGCCCAAAGAGGGGATCGAACCCCCGACAAATACGGTGTAAGCGTACTACTCTACCACTGAGTTATTTGGGCTAAACTTGGGATGATTCCCTTTCTTGTATCTACCACCTTTACTTTTACTTGGTGGTAGTGTCTTCATTGCGTGGCAATTAGGACACAACACTTGGAGATTGTCAGGAGAATGATTGTATGGGTCATCATCAATGTGGTCTATCTCCAACACAGGTTTCCCCGTATGGATATT